CAACGCCCATTCTTTTGTCGCCGCTAGTGTTCTGGAAATCTATGAATTTATTATCTCCAGTTACTCCTGCCTCAAACACCAAGCCTGTAACAGTGTCAGACGCTCCATCAATGTGAAGTTTACCATCTGGCGAATCTGTGCCGATTCCTACCAGACCCGCGCTGTCGATGCGGACACGCTGTTGCCCATTTGTGTAAAATGTTTGAGATGTCAGGCCACCACCAGCACCGCCGTGACGCAGCTCACCGCTAAGGAACTGCAAGCTATTTCTTGATAGACCACTCGCATCGTGAAAAGAAATAATGCCGTCATTGGGTAGTGTTATGTCACCAATAATGTTGTTACTAACGCCAATACCTAAATTCCCATCACTGGTCAGCCTTGCGCGTTCACCAGCATTTGTTTTGAATCGCATAGAATTGTCAGAGTGATGATATGCAATCTGACCTACATCTTCATCATTAACATCGCCCAAATTAAGTATCGAAGCACCAGTAAGATGACCCCCCAATATTGTTGCTGCGACAAAAGCACCAGGATTTGCTGAAGACTCTACGATAAATTTAGTTCCAGCACCTAAAGTTGGGCGTGTCCCAGACCTTTGATGAGATATATCAAGAAGGGTCTGCGGCGAATCTGTGCCGATGCCTATTAGACCTGCGTCAGTTATGCGGAGGCGTTCGGCTGGCACTGATGCGTCAGCACTTGTGGCAAATAATAAATCATGTCCATTACCAGAGCCTTGATTTTCAGCAATGATAGCTGCGCCGCGTGTATTGCCGCTGCGGCCTGAAATCATAATTCCTTGCGCGCGACCAGCCGCTCCGACTGCTGTGTTTCCACCAAATTTTGCGGCATAAGTTCCGTTGGTTAGAATATTTGAAACGGTGTCGTATGCTTCTTGGGAATCAATCTTGGCTGCTGGCGAACTCACGCCGATGCCCACCTTCCCGTCACTTTTTATCCGAACACGCTCTGTGCTGGCCGTTGAGAATGTTAGGTTGCTGCCAGAGTCGTAAACTATACGGCCACCATCAGGGTCAGAAACATCACCTAAGTCTAAAAAGGCCCCATTACCGTCTGCTGATGTAACTCTTACTATCGTGTCGCCAGAAGATGAAACATTAATGCCTGTGGCGGTGGTGAGAAACCTACTAGAGCCATTGTGATATAGTTGAACTCCTCCACCAGTAATAAACCTAGCCATATTTGCTAAATTTGCAGTGTCATAAACAGATACTTCACTGCCGTTAGTTTGGAAGGTTAGTATGCCCCCGCCTTGCTCTTTAATAATAGAGTTTCCATTTGCGGAATTATGAAATATCTGCAAGTCAGAGCCAGCACCGAAGAAAGCTTTAGCATCATCGTCAAGAGTAATATTGCCAGTGACATCAATGCCTGTGCTGGTGGTGGCAAGTTTTTGAGAGCCGTTAAAATACAGTTGAACAGCACCGTCTTGTATGAACCGTCCTAGCGTTTCGTTGTTATTACCTTGTATCAACACGCCATCGTTTGCTTTAAGGTAAAGTCTTCCACTTCCATTATCGTGAATAAAACTATTCGACCCATCATGATAAATCTGCAAGTCATTGCCAGCACCGAAGATGGCTTTGTTGTTGTCTCCAAATGACAAGTTGCCCGTCATTGTGTCGCCGGACTTAGACACCAGCGTTGCACCATCAGCATAGGCATCAACCCAAGATGTGCCGTTGTAAACTAAAAACTTCTCGCTAGTGCTGTTAAAATACAATGCCCCGGCTACCAGCGCATCGCCATCATTATCAACAGTAGGGTCAGAACTTTTTACACCAAGGTAGCGGTCATCAAAGTTATCATATGCAGCTAACGCGCTATCTCTTGCACTTTCGGCTGCGGTTTGTGCATTAGACGCAGAGGTAGCAGAGGAAGCTGCATTGCTTTCAGACGATGCAGCGTTAAGAGAAGATATAGCAGCAGCATTAGCCCAAGTGTTAGCCGTTGTAGCACTAGAAGCAGCATTGGTTTCAGATGTGGCAGCATTGGCCTCGCTGGTTGCAGCAGAAGTCGCGCTACTAGCAGAAGCAGTTGCGCTTGTAGAGGCTGCGGTAGCTGAAGTGGAGGCATTGGTAGCCGAGGTTGCGGCATTGGTCTCAGAGGTATTAGCACCTGCCTCAGAAAATGAAGCAGAAACAGCAGACGCAGCAGCTTCAGACGCTTTGGTTGCAGCGGTTGTTGCATTGGTGGCTGCGTTTTGAACAGCAGTCAGATTATCCGTAATGTTCTGCATGTTGGTCGTTTGACCAGCAACAGTCGTTACGTTTGCATTGTTGCTAGATACAGTGGTGACATCAGAAGAAATGGAAGAAACTGTTGTGATTGCATTGGTCGCAACAGTGCCATCTTGGATGTCAGCAAGAGTAGCAATATCAGCCTTGATTTGAGCAATGCTATTTGTATCAGCAATAGTCGGGCCAATCTCAACAGCACCAGTGGTTTCATTAAACGCAAGAACCGTCCCCTTGCGGTCATCCTTGTTAGCAAGAACGAGAGCAGCAGATGTATCAGAGTCAGAAAGACGAAGGCCGCGATCAGCCAAGTCTTTCATGTCAGCCATCATAGCAATAAGTTTATCAAGCTCTACGTTCAGAGAAGATACTTGGAACGGGCCGGAGGTAGGAAAGTCAGTAGTTCTTTCAAGCTCTACATCGCGTGTAAGAACAACAACCTGACCAGCAGAAAGCCCCGGAGAAAAAACAATAGTGCCATCATTGCCGCTAGTCCAAGCGTTTGGCCCGGTAGTAGGAATAGAATAATCAGAGTCTAGTGTTTTAAGGACATCATCCACATATACGTTGACATCTGGCTTTGAAAAAAACGCAAAGTCAGTCGGAAAGTCTGTTTGACCCGCAGTGGCTGTATAAATCTTGCGAGGGCTATTGTCTGCAATCACTATTGTCATCGGTGCATCCTATCATAAAGAATTTATTTAGTCCAAAAATCTCTCATATCCTCATTAAGTCCAACAAGCTTCAACAAAGGTAAAGAAGGGGTGTTGTAGTAAAATTTAGATTTACCATCTTTTGTGTAGCCATCTAGCATGTCATTAGTTGCCATATACCACTCTCTTACCATGCCCGGCCCAGCACCAGCCGCATCCCACAAAGAATCACCTTCTTTTACGCGATAGCGACCTTTTAAAAAGTCATAGCTTTCATCATTTAATCCATGCTCAATCGCTGCATGATTGGCAAGATAAAAAAGATCCCCATAAACACCAAACAGGCCTGAGTGGTCTGCAATTCTAGCAGCAAGTTCGCCAGATGTTTTACTTTCAAACCACCAATCCGGTTTCTTCAAGCTTAAAGAAATGTAAGATAAACCAAGAAGTGCTACTGCACCTTGTAATCTATGCTGCCTTGCAGGATCAAACATTTGTCCTGTAATCCTATTAGTAGCAGCCAAAGTAAAGTTCATAAATTGAAACGGCATACCCAGCACACCAGTTTCAATTTTTGCCATCTTTACATTTTGCGTAGATACACGAGGATCAAAGTCTAACTTGCCCATAGTCAAAGACTTCATCCACGGATACCAACGAACATAAGTAGCCCCATCAACTACAAGCGGCTTATCAAAAGATGTGGCGTGCATAATTGTATTTGCAACGCCGCTATTCATAGCTGTGTCCCATCGTAACGCAAGATTTCTTTGCGCTTCAGTTTCCGTTAGCCATTTAGAACGATTTGCGTAGTAAAACTTTCCGCTAGGATCAGCTTCCCAAACATCTCCCATATTTGCAATAGCGCGCGCATCGTCTTCATTAATGCCATACCTTGCAAGATACTCTATGTCAGCAGCCTTTGCTTTGTTTTTAGAAACATCAATAGACATCCGAATAAGTTCAGACTGTCTAAACACGCCATCTACAATCTTTGAGTATCGTGTGACCATGCCCAAGTTATTGCCAAGAAGGGGAATGTTATAGAAAGCATTTGTGATTGGGTTAAACACCCTCTCAACAGCATTAGGTTGAATACCGCGAATAGAGTCACCAATATAACGATCTTGCACCATGCCGCGCGCAAGACCTGTTTGGTCAACAACAGTATCAATATCTGAGGAAGCTTTTACAAACAGTGGGCGAAAGTCCTTATCAATCAAAGGCGCAATGGTTTTGCCCAAGCCTCTTTCAAACACAAGCATAGCTGTATCAACAACCGCAGATAAACCAGCACTGTGAAGATATGTAATACCAGCAGTTTCTTTGATTGCACGAGCCGCTTGATTTGTAAGGCTGTCTGGGTTTTCTATCAAGCGTCCCATAACGCGTTGGTAGTCACCCATAAATGCAGCTTTTACTTTGGCAATTTTTGTTTCCTTGATACCCTTTGCTTTCATGTCAGATTCAATCTGCAACATTATGTCGTTGATTGTTTTGTCACCAAAGTTACGAGTCCATTCAATTTTACGACCCATGCGTTCAGCATAGGTATAAAGAACAGACTCGTTTTTAATAATAAAAGGTGCAACCTCATCAATAGGAATGTCAACAGCACGATGACGTAAGTGCTTGCCTCCAGTAGGGGAAACAGCAGAATCAAGAATATCATCTGGATTTTCTTCCAAAATGTTGCGAACAATCTGTTCAGCTGTTTCTCGCGGATTGTAATCAATCGGTTTTCTTACCCACTCGCCCGGAGCATCCCCCTTACCCTCTTTCCAGTAATGCGTTTCTTTTGTAAGATACCGCTCAAAAGCAGCAGTTAAACCTTCGCGAGCATCCTCGCTGGACGTTAAAAGCTTTTTGTCATAATAAACTGGAAAAATATAGTCGCTTCGAGATCCGGCGTAGCTTTGATAGCCTTCATAATACTTAACTTGCTCTTCCAAATCTTGCACCCTTGCACGCAAGTTAGCGATTTCTTCTGGAGTTAGTTTAATAGTTTTAAAGTCTACTTCTTGCTGTCGAATGTTTAACTCATCTAACTCAGCGCGTATTTTTGTAAGATGTGCGTTTACATTTTTAACATTCCGCAACAAGCCAACATCTTGGCTGCTTTGTAAAAAGCTGTCGTAATGCTGGCGCAAAAACTCAAAAGTTTTTTTCTGCGCTGGGCTTGCGTCTTGCATAATCTTAGCCCGCTTGGCGGGGTTGCTTGCGCGAATATACATATCGGCAGTGTCTTCAAACCATTTGTCAAACTCTGTCTGCCTGCCGATCATCTTTCTTTTTTGTCCGGACGATAAATCTACACCACTGAGTTGTGTTGTAGCTTCTTTGCCCATAACTTCTTTGTTATATTCACGGCGAATACGCAACAACTCATTGTTAGCACGAACTGTATATACAGGTATGCGTTGTCTAATTGATTGTGTGCCACGCCCAGCAATGTTTTGCTCCATAGCCATAGCACCATTGCCTTCCATTAACTGATAGTCACGCTTCAACCAGTTAGGAACATCTTTATCCAGCAAAATTGTTTTAGCCGGGGTAGGAATAAGTTTGAACCAGATGCTATCCGTAAACATAGTCTTTTTTATATTGTAGCCTTCGTATGTTCGGCTTAACGCTTCCCTGTTAATTCGATTTTGAAAGTCTGCTGATGACTCAGCAGCTTGGCGCGGGTCTGACTTTTTTAGGCTTTCTTTGTTAATGAGAAAGTGTTTGTATTCTGTAGGGGTGTTGAAGGCGTTTTCTGGAATCAAGTCCACGCCCTCTGGCAATTCAGCTTGATCAGCCATCCACGGCTTTTTATCAAATGTTTGCTCAATCTTTTTAGGATTAACCTTAATAGACTTGCCATCTAAAACTACAGACTCATCCATTTTTTTAGACACAACAATTTTAGTTCCGTCTATTTCGTCTGCCATTTCGCCACGAGCAAGGTCGCGCAATTTTCCAGCAGACCTGTGAAATGATCCTTGCGTATTAAATACAGCACTACCAGCAGCACCAAGAACTGTTGAGAAAGCGGTAGCAGTCAAAAGATTAAGGGCGGTTTCTCCCGTTGTATTGACTGGATCAAACGGCGCGCGAATAGTTTCTGCTGCTGCACCAAAGGCAAGGCCACCCTTTGCAGAAGCGATAGCAGCTTGCCTAACAGTCATGCCTCCCTTTGCAAGCAAACCAAGCTGCCCAACAATAGGAATTGCAAAACCTAAAGCTAATGGATCTGCAAGCCCAGCAACTAATGCGCCAGAAAAAAAATCAGACTCAGCAAGCACATTTCTGCGAGACCTGTTTTCATCAATAGAGTTTTTAATAAACTTAAGATGGTCTAAGTTTTTTGCTCGAGCAAAGTCAGACTCAAACCCTTCATAACCATCGGCATCCTCAAATGGATTGAAGTCTGGGTCGCGATCCATTGATCCAAAAAATATTTCTTCTTGCGTCCTAGCAATAATAGGAGAATAAGAATATCCAAACGCAGCCTTAAAACTTTCGTTAAAGGATGGCTCTTTTTCATGCCTATAAAAATTATTTGGATTAAGACTTGCGTAATATTCCGACATTACATTCCCTGTGCAAATTGCCTACCAAGAGTAGTCTGCTCAAAGTCTAACTCATCTCTAGCCTGAGCGGCTTCTGCCTCTTTTTGAGCTTTAGATATTTTTCTAGCTTGCTTCATACGAAGTTGTGTTGCTTTGTGCTTAACCATATCCGTATCAAACACTAAATACTTACCATCTGATCGAGTTAAAAACTCACCAGTCTCAGTATTTTCTAAAAAATACATTGCGCGTTTATGGTCTGATTTTGTTTCAATAGGAACAAGCCTTACATTTCCTTCGTCAGGTCTAATGTCTAGGTTTTCTTTCCATAAACCATTTCGATCTATCAACTCTTTGTTAATAAAGTAATCAATATAAGTATCACCAAACTCTTCCGGAGACTCCTCAATCAAAGCTGATTGATTGCTTCTTTCAAAAAACAATTCCGGTGCATATATGGAAGCCTCTTCCTGCGAGAGATACTGAGAGGGTCTTGATATTGTCTCAAAATATTCTTTTGTCGCACTCTTAACATCAGACAAGCTATCGCTTAACCTTACTTGTTCTGCGACAACAGGATAAAGTCTTTCGCGGACAGTAGGGGGGTAGTCGTCAAGAATGTTATCAGACAGTTTTTTAATTGACTGCATAAAGTTATCAGAGTCTTTAAACTCTACTTCACTTCCGCCTATTACTTTTACTTTGTCTAAAAGGTCTGGATTTGAAATGGAAGCGTTAATAACATCAACGCCCTCTTGAAGTCTGGCGTTACCATAAGACGCGCGCCAGTTAGAAAGAAACCTCATTCGAGAGTATGTAACAGGGTCTAGGCCATTGTTTGTTTTCACAACGCCCCGTGTTGTGCTTCGTTCTTTTGTTCTATCAAAAAACGTAATGGCATTTTGCACAGCTAGGGAGTCAGCACCAGGTTTTCCAGAAACAACAGCTTCAAATAAGTTTACTTGATTTGTAGAATACTGACCCTGTTCATTTGCATGTGCAATTAACTCGCGAGACTCTATAGAATTTGGGTCTCCCAAAAACTCAAGGCCAGTAAGTCGTGCCTCCCTAAAAATTTTATCACTATCTTCTGGCGTTGAGACACCAAGCTGAAAACGCATCGAAGCATTTTGGTCTTCTTTTATTTTAATTTCTTCGGAATTAATTTTTCCAGAAAGTTCAGACAAATTACTTGAAATTTTATTCCAAGTTTCTGTATCAGCAGATTGAACCTCCCTTAACTGCGGAAATTTTTTTAAACTTTCTTCACTCCAGCCAAGAAGTGTTGCTTCAGAAGATAACCTTTTTAAATCTCTACTGTTTGCCGCATTAGCTTTTACGGCATAATTTACAATCGCAGCAGATTCGTTTTGAATAAACTTACGTTCAGTAGATGCGTAAGCATCTGGAGATACCCCAGAAGACTTGTATCTTTCAAGCGCATGCAATCCCAACTCACGCCCTTCGGAAATGCCTCCATTAGAAATAAGGGTATTAACCCCCCTCGCAGCATCTTGTATAAAAGTCCTTGCATTAGATTCCGCTAACTCATTGGCAGCTTGAACTTTTTTTAATCGTAAATTGTTGTATGTATCGCTACCATATTGAGATGAAAGATTTTTGTAATCTTCTAAAAATAACGAAGCATTTGAGCCTGCAATAAGTGCTTCCTTTTCGGAACTATAGCTACTCCAAAGTTCTTTAAAAACTTCTGGATCGCCCTTTGACTCAAGGCTCAAGTCAACAGCAGCGTTCTTTAAATTGATTGTTTCTTTTATTTCATACTGCGCTGCCATTTGCTTTAGGGCGGCACTTGTTCCTGCTCCACCCATTAATAACTGATTAGGAAGTTCTTTAACAGTAATTTCTCCAGTTTCAGAATCGCGCGTTACAGCTTCTTTCCCATACTCCTCCCCCGCAGATTGAGAAAGAGAAGCCGCAACACGAAAGCCTACATCCGAAACTGTTTTATAGAAATCACCCTTTGCTGCTGCTGCCTTGTCAGAACCAGTTCTAACATTTACAACGCCAATTCTGGGTGTCTTATAGGATTGTCCAGCAACAGGTCTTTTTAACTCAGCCATAACTTATGTCTTTCTGTAGTAGTCAGCCGCGCGCAAAGCAGTATCAAGCAGACTTGCTCGCGCCTCAGATTTATACGCAGCAGCCGCAGACGCACCTGATCGCCTAACAGCAGCAGCCTCTCTTTTTATCGACTCACGCTCACGATCAACGCCAGCGCGAAGGCGGTCGATATTTCTGCCGTATTTTTCACGTCCGGCTTTTCTAATTGCTTCTAAGCTTCTATCTGTTCGTCCTGCGTATGCAGCAGCAGCAGCATTATAGCTTTCCATTTCTTGCAACTGTTCCTGCATATCAAGATGCTCTTGAGCAGCACGTTCTTCCATCATGCCTATTTGCAAAAGTATTTCATCAGCTTGACGCGCAGCTTCTCGTCTAGCGCGTTTCGCAGCCTTACGCTTACTGCGGCTACCCATAATACCACTAACTACAGAAAACCCTGCTGAAATTGCTTGCGCGTAAGCCATTAGAACGTCACCTCAATAACCATACCATTTAGTTGTAAATCAAAAGGAACAGACTGACTAACTGTAACAGACGGGTCTTTTGAAATACCAATTAACCTAAACTCTTTTCTACCAGTAAATGCAGTTCTATCTAAAGAAAAATTATCATTTACATTTCTAATAATCATGTCTTTATTGTTAACCGATGCAGACAAAGTGTCTTGCAAATCAAGAGTAACCATATCAATCTTACGCGGTGCGGCAGTCATCGGGCCGCCGCTCATCAACGCATCAATAGGCATTGTCTGTAGAATTGGGGTAAATTGATAGCCAATGTAAGCTGTCGTAATTTCTTTAACGTTAGATACATCAATTTGCCCAGAGGCCACAGTAAACTCGCCAATGTAATCAGTGCCACTAACCACGCGAACTACAGCACCATTAGAGAATTGACCGCTAACATCAAACACGCCAGCAGTGCCACTGAACTCATCGCAGTAATCCATCGGCATTTCTTCGTTAAACTTCTCAAGGTAATAACGATTAGTGCCATCGCCCTGATCTCGAACAGCAATGCAATAGACATTGCGGTCAACAGCACAAACACTGTGGAATTTGCCCGGTGTATCCCACAGCATCCACCCAGCGCGCTGATCGCCACGAGAAGAGTAGAAGACAGACATAGTGCCATCATTGTTAATCAGGAAGCAGTATGACTCAGCCCGGTCAAAGCCACCCTTAATACTTGCGGATTGAATAGGAGAACGCATCAGGTGAGTAGCAGTTACAGACACATTCTCTGTGTTGTAGGCTTGCTCCACCTCACTATACACATAAGACCCCAACATCTTGCCAGAGGCTTGCGTATATAGCGTTGCACCATCAAAGGGCTGTGGTCGCATGTAGGACGAGCCGTAGGGTGTCTGACGCTTGATTATGGCGTTTGCTGGGGTAACAGGTCTATCAGTGAAAGCAGGAATGAATGACTCAGCAGAAGCAGAGAATATCTGTAAATCACGATTAACCACAAGATGACGGATATGAGAAAACTCACCAAAGTTAGAGTTAAGATCAATGGCATCACTGTCCGCCCCCGTGCCTATGTCGAAGTTAAAGAAGTTTGCAGACTTAGAAGCCCAGACATGACCCGGCTGTGCTGTCGTGCCAGCAAACCACAAACGACCCTCATGGAATGTTACAGCAGCAGGATAACCGCGAACAGCAGAGTAAGACTGCTCATACCATTCTGGGGTAGCAGCAGCACTTGAGATTTCAACAGAGCCGCCCCCAATAGCAGAAGAGGAAGCATTAGACCCGGCAGTATATTCAAATGTATTAAGGTCAATAACCTTGCTTACCTGTTTGTCTATTCCTTCCATGTGAGTGGCGTTAAGACCTCCCAAAGCCCCCACGCGATCAATGTCAAAAAAGTCACCAACAGCCATGCCATGAAGAGGCATAGTAACTTGAACAGCACCAGTGCCAGCAAACACTTCAATAGAATCTGGCGCAAGGCGACGAAGTATCGTGCCAGTAATATCGACAGTAACTTCAGTTGCGCTAACATAAGTTTTAATCTCACAAGGCGTATTACCAATTAACAAATACGATCCTACATGACCCGATACAAAATAATCACTACTTGCAACAACGGTAATGCCAGTGCCGGACGTAGCCGCCGGGTCTAGTGTAACACCACCCTTTTGGAATTTGTAGTAGGGATGTGTTGGAGAATCATCATTACCATTATCCTCAAACTCAAACACTTCAGAGACAAAGGTCTTCAATCCAGTCCGGCGAATAATCCGAGGAGGAAAAGTTTCATGGCAGATGATTGTTACATCGCCAGAAGAAGCCATTGTAATTTCTTTTAGCTTTGCCGTTGTCCACGGACAATTGCTAGAGCCAGACAAACTAACAGGGGTAGTATCTACCTCACCTGTAGTCGGGTTAATAAAGAAAATATCAAGAGCATTATTCTTAAAGCAAAAAATATACCGCTCGTCATCCGAAAAGATAAACGGCTCGATGCGAATCTCTAACTCGTTTGCAGGAGTTACAGTATCGCTAAACTTGTAGATAAACTCACCGCCAGCACGTTTCTTTACACCACCCTCATTGATGATAATAAAGTTACGCACCTTCTGCGCGCCAGCCTGATACACAGCAGCATCTACGCGGGATGTAAAAGATGGGCTAAGTTCGCCAAACTGAAAGCTGTGAAGCGGAATCTTAATCTTCGCCATTATGACAGCCTTTCAGTCAAGAACCTCGAAGTTGTAAGCTTACGCGTTGTGTGTTGCTGACTATCAATGCTTTTAGCTTTACGCATAAGGTCGTCAGCTTTTGCTTCAAATAAACTAGCAAGCCCAGCATCGCGAGCAATAGAAGTAGCAAAAATACTTGCTAAGTGATGCTCAAGCGCAATAATAAAATATGAAGCCCATTCAGCTTCATCAGCTCGATAAATGTAATCACATATAAGCTCGTCTGTAGGAGAGCTATCGCTGTAAACCATGTCGCCATAAACTGTATATTTAATGGGTTGATCAGCAATAGTGATCGCATTAATCATCAAAAGATTTGTAGGTAGTTGATGGGCAATGTCAAAACGCCCAGTAGGTTCATCAGAATGTGCTGCAAGTTGTGCTTGTTCGGTAGCAAACCGCCAGCGTGTGCGGCACAACTGAGAACGAGCTACATCTTCATATAAGTTTGAAGCTACTAAAGCTTCAGTCGTGTCTTCAGTAAATGATGTAATTGGATCTGCGCCAATCAAAATCAATGCCCGTGAGCAAATGTCAATACCAGTAGTTGCAGCAGTAGAAGACATATTTACCTCTTAAGAAAGGGGGGAGCAGCAGTCTCCTACCGCTCCCCAACCAGACTTAGTTGTTGTCCAGAACCTCGTAGATGCCGTTGTCATCAATGCCAACAGAACCCATGCTCATGTGAGCAGTGACCAAGTGAGCCACTTTCTGCGGCACATAGTTCACTTCGGTTTGAACGTCAGAACCAACACCCAGACCAATAGCAGAGCTGTGGTAGGCAAAGTTCTTACCGCCAGCAACAGCAGACGTTGAGAAGATCTTGAAGCCCAAGAACTCTTTCATTGTCATGCCGCCAGCAAACGGAAGGTTTTGGTCGCCAACGAAATCGCTAGATGCGAACTCGGTGATGCTGAACAGGTCAGCGTAACCAGCAGGAGACATTGCAAGATAGCGGTTGCCATCTTCCGGAATGTCAGCAGAACCCATTGTTTCGAACAGAGTCAGCAGGTCGGCTTTTACAAGCGCGCCAGCAGTGTCTGCGATTTGGGTGCTGTTTGCGCCAGCGTCGAGAGCAGCAACAATCAACTCATCAGTCTTGCGACCCAGAGCATAAGCGGCCGACTGAGCAACAGCTTGACGTTCGTCAATGTTGGTTTTCAGTTCGTCCAGCTTATCAATATACTCAGGTGCATAGTGATCAGTCAGAGTTGCAGTGACGTTGGTGTGTGCGACTTCCATGCCAGTAACATCGCCATTACGAGACTTGGTATTAGCAGCACCTTTGCCGATTTTTTGAAATTTAACAGTAGAACCCGTTACGCCATTAACCTGACGGACAGTGTTACGGAGTTTAGACCCCATACGCTGATACGCCAAATGAACATCAGATTCAAACTGCGTGATGAAGGCTTGATCAATAGTATTAGCCATTTTCATTCTCCAGTTTAGAAGTTTCAGTTACAATGTCAGGAATGGTTGTCCGTGCGATGCCTCATCTAGTTATCCGTTTCCGGGCTATCCGCAGCGTATCGGGCCTCTAACAAAAGAATAATGCCCGAAAGAATGTATTTTAGCAATATAAAAAAAGAACACCGCCCCAATCAAAAAAGGGACGGTGTTCAGGAGGGGTCTCGTGTATTACTTATTTGTAAAGCTTGGCAAAGCCCTCGTCAACTTGTTTGACAAAAGCTGCATCGCGCCGAGTGTTATCCCAGTAGCGCGGGTCTTTCATCATAGACTCCAACTCAGCCTTATCCAATACTGTCGGGGCAGTAACTTCGCCGCTAACAGATGTGTCAGACATTGCACCCATGAAATGCTCAAGGAGTTCAATACCCCCAGCAGTTTCACCAAGACGCATAATCTCATCACTAAGTTCAGTAGGAACATTTTTTTGCGACCACAGTGCCACAGCTTCAATACGAGCTTCGGCATTATCACCCAGTTTGGCTGACTCAGCGTCAAGGTCGGGTTGGTCGGGCATCATACGAGCCAGACCTTCGTTAAACTCATCTTGTGAGAAACCATTCTCCCAAGCAAAGTTTGCCCACCAATCTACATTAGGGTCATCTGCTAGCTCATCTGCACCCTCTGGGAGAGTGTAATCACCAGAAGATTCTGGGCGATTAGCAAAAGCTTCTTGCTCAATCTCACCCATAATAGACTCGCGCAACTCATCTTGCCCCTTACCTAGCTTGCTTTCTAGGGAGGTGTAAGAAGTTACCAAGTCTTCTGGCGACTTAAATTTTTCGGGAAGCCACTCAGGGCGGCTATCTGCTACCTCAGTCGTTACGGCTTCAGGTGCTTCAGCTTGTGCTTCCACATTATCTGTTGCTTCACTCATTTGCTTTCTACCTTTTCTGCGTGTTTAATGCGCCGCTCAATCAGCGCAACTATAAAGCGTTGCCCCTCCAAGTGACGGAGTTCGGCATCGCTAATGCCTCCACCAGCTACCGCATCTAATGTAATAGAGCGGAGATAGCGAAGAACCTCTTTGCCTGCCGGAGTTCCGAGCAAGGCTTTAATATCCATCGAAATCTTTTCATCCTCTTTTTGTGGTCGAGGAAAACCATCTACTCCAATATGTGACATTTATACCACACCACCACCTTGTTGCTGCGCTTGCATCTGCGCCATAAGCTGTTGCATCTGTTGAATCTGTTCACGCTCGGCTTCGTCTCTGATTAGATTGTCAGGAACGCCAAACTTCTTAGCTAAATAAACCGCAGTTTCTTCTGAGTCGATAAGCAAGTTGACCATCTCCGGCCCGAAGTTTGCACCGACCACCTCAAGGAATCTCGCAACAGTTGTGATGTCCTGATTAGATTGGGCTTGCGCCAAAGGAGATACACTCCGGATTTTTACTTCGCGACCATTAACTGTTGGGAGATCAATGCGACCCTGCTTACGCAGGATATAAACTACACGTTGCAGAATGGGTTGAACCATCTCTGCTTGCAAGCGACCAAAGGCAGAACCGATACGGCGGCTCAAGTCAGCCATGCGTTCTGCAATCTCGGTAGCCGTGGCGGGTGTCCGGTTCGGATCACCAAGCATATCATTATACAATGCACGCTTAATGTTCATCCGCATGTCGTTAAGAACAAGATTGGCAACATCAAAGCTTCCGGCAGCAGCAATCGGCTGCAAGCCGCCTGAACCCGGTGCTTTAGGAATGACAGTCCCCGGAACAAGATTAATCGTATCGACATTAATAATCCCATCATCGTCCATTTGGTAAATGCCAGAGATAGCCATCTGTGCATTTTCCAATACAAGCTGAATTGTAAGGTTAGTTGTTTTAATTGCAGACAGCGCGTTTACTAGTGGGCCGCGACCATATATTTCGCCAGCAGCTTTAGACCAACGGAAGCAAACAAACGGATTGCTGCCCACGCCCTCAAAGATGTCTTCAAAGATTAACTCGCCATGCGTTTTATCAATAGCGTAGTAGCCGTAACGCTCTTGGTTGGGCTTGTCATACAGGCGACATACAACCTCAAGAACCTTGCACTTTTCCTCGCCCTTGCGGTTAATCATATCCTGCATCTTGGGGGAGAGTTTTGCTTTGGGGTAAACAATCTTTATATCGTTATG